ATGATCGCTTTGAGGTGATTGGTGTATCTACCAAAATAAACGATGAAAAAGCAAAATGGTTTCCAAATTATGAGGGCATCATTCAACCACACTTTGCCGAAATCAACTGGGATGAAGTCATAATCATAGCGCATAATGCTATGTTTGATGGCGCAATACTAAGTTGGCGTTATGGCATCAAGCCTAGAATGATTGTGGATACCATGTCAATGTCTCGTGCAATAGATGGTGTGGGAGTCAGTCATTCTTTACGAGCATGTGCTAAACGATATGGGCTTGGTGAGAAAGGCACTGAAGTTTTAAATGCACTAGGCAAACAGCTACGAGATTTTTCTACTAGCGAACTTGCACGTTACGGACAATATTGTATCAATGATGTTGACTTAACTTTTGATTTGTTCTGCATGTATGCAAGAGTGTTTAATGGCGAAGAAATAAAAGTCATAGATGCTACGATTAAAATGTTTACCGACCCAATACTAGAGTTGGATGTACCGTTACTTGAACAGCATCTTGATTCTGTAATTACAGAAAAAGAAGAACTAATGTTGGCGGCTCAAGCAAATTCAGAGGTGTTGCAATCTAATCCTAAGTTTGCTGAATGTCTTAGAACACTGGGCGTGGAACCGCCTACTAAAATATCACCTCGTACCAATAAAGAAACTTTTGCTTTCTCTAAAAGTGACAAGGCAATGACAGCTTTGCTAGAGCATCCTAATGTTGCAGTACAAACATTGGTTGCCGCTCGGATAGGGGTTAAATCAACACTCGAAGAGACCCGTACAAATAGACTTCTTGGTATTGCAAAAAGGGCAGGGGTATTACCTGTACCGTTACGATATTATGCGGCACATACAGGTAGATGGGGAGGAAGTGACAAACTTAATATGCAAAATCTACCTTCTCGTGGTAGCAATACTATCAAACAAGCTATCGTTGCGCCGGAAGGACATGTGTTAATTGATGCGGACTCATCACAAATAGAAGCTAGAACTTTAGCGTGGGTATCTGGACAAGCAGATTTGGTCAATGCTTTTGCAAACGATGAGGATGTTTACAAGATAATGGCATCACAAATTTATAATAAAGACGAATCTGATATTACTAAAGAAGAAAGATTTGTTGGTAAGTCTGTAATTCTAGGTAGTGGCTACGGTATGGGTCACGAAAAATTTAAAAACCAACTCGCCGGATTTGGTGTAGATATTGATATTGAAGAAGCAAGAAACATAATACGTATCTACCGGGATACTTATTCATATATTCCGGCACTGTGGCGAGAGGCTAATCGTTGCCTTAACGCATTGCATCGAGGACAATCTTGTTCTCTTGGCAAATATCCTAAAGCTATTTACCTTGATAGAGATGGTTTTGTTTTACCAAACGGAATGTTATTAACTTATCCAGACTTACAAATAGATAATGAAAACAATTATAGCTATCAAGCTCGTAACACTCGGACAAAAATATACGGTGGTAAAGTTATTGAAAATGTATGTCAGGCTTTAGCTAGGTGTATTATCTCTTGGCAAATGATATTAATTGCAGAGAAATATAAAGTTGCATTGACAGTACATGACTCTCTAGTATGTGTAGTTAAAGAGCAAGAAGCAGAAGAAGCGCAAGATTTTATTGAAGCGGTTATGCGAACTAGCCCAGAGTGGGCAGAAGGATTGCCATTAGATTGTGAAAGTGGTATTGGTAAAAATTATGGGGAGTGTGGATAATGATGAAAGCAGATGGACTAGATGAAGCTATTATCGGGGTTGGGCAACAGTTCGATAAGCCAGACCGACTCATTTACGATTACGATAAATGTGTAGATATATTAATGAAAAAAAATAATTGGACTGAAGAAGAAGCGATTGAATGGGTGGAGTTTAATGTAAAAGGTGCTTATGTTGGCGAAGGCACTCCTATTTTTAAAATAGATTATGCAACTTATGAATAACTATACATGGTCATACAGTAGTTTATCTACATTTAAACAATGTCCTCGTAAGTTTTATCGCACTAAAATAGCTAAAGACGTGGTTGAAGAGGATAAAGATTTCTTAATTTATGGTAGAGAGGTGCATAAAGCGGCAGAAGAATACGGTAGGGATGGCACTCCTTTGCCGGAGAAGTATGAATTTATAAAACCTTTCGTTGATACTCTTATTAATACCGGAGGTAATAAACATTACGAATTAAAAATGGCTTTAACTGCTGATTTGGAGCCATGTGATTTCAAAGACCCAGCGGCATGGTGGCGTGGTATTGCTGATTTTGTAGCAATAACAAGTAAAAACGCATTATTAGTAGACTATAAGACTGGTAAATCTACTCGATATGCTGATACTAAACAGCTAGAAATACTGAGTCTGGCAATATTTAGGCATTTTCCACAAGTAAATACAGTAAAAGGTGGTTTGATGTTTTTAGTTGCTGAAGAATTAATAGAAGCTCGGTATTATAAAGAGAAAGAAGAAACATATTGGCAAAGTTGGGATGAAGATATAGAGCGGTTAAACGAATGTTTTACTGCAAATGTGTGGAATCCCCAGTCAAATTTTTCATGTTATAAATTTTGCCCAGTTCATGACTGTGAGCATAATGGTAGGAGAAAATGGTATGCCACTTAAAGCAGGGAAATCAGATAAAATTATTAAAATGAATATTGTCGAATCTATTAGATCAGGCAAACCCAGAAAACAGGCTATTGCTATAGCTTTAAACAAAGCAGGAAGAGGTAAAAGTAAAAATGCCGTACGTAAACAAAAGACGACCATACAAAAAAGAGTATCAACAACAAAAGGCAAGGGGCGAAAGAAAAGCACGAAACGCTAGGGAAAGAGCTAGATACGAAGCTAAAAATCCGGGCAAAGATGGAAAGATAACTGATGTTAAGGGAGAGGATATTGATCACAAAAAACCCTTATCAAAAGGCGGTACAAATAGACCATCTAATTTGCGTAGTGTAAAACCTAGTAAAAATAGATCATTCAGTAGAAACTCTGATGGTAGCGTAAAAAGAAACGTGCCTAAAAAGAAAACAGCTAGAAAAAAGAAGAAAAAATAATGCAAGTTATAGATAACACTTTAATTTTACGCACAAGAAATCCACAGAAAATCCAGAGCAAAATACCAGATAGTGATGTGGTTAGGGTGGATGAGGATATCTACACAATGGCAGTTGGGTGGGATTTATCCACAGCTCAACAACTAGCTAGATTACAGATGAAAAACATACCATCTCCTATCATGCGTGATTATGAATGGTCAGGGTTACATGCACCTATGACACACCAGAAAACTACAGCTGAGTTTTTAACATTGAATCCAAGAGCTTTTTGTTTTAACGAACAAGGCACAGGTAAAACAGGTGCGGCTATCTGGGCTTCTGATTATTTGTTATCAGAAGGGTATAGACAAAGGGTGCTAATTATTTGCCCTTTATCTATTATGAAAAGTGCATGGCAAGCGGATTTATTTAAGTTTGCTCCACACCGGACAGTTGGGGTGGCGCATGGCGCAAAAGAAAAACGTAAAGAGATTATCGCTAATGATTACGAGTACATCATAATTAATTACGATGGTGTCAATGTAGTAAAAGATGCTATTGCAAAAGGTGGTTTTGATTTAGTTATTATTGATGAAGCTAATGCTTATAAAAACTGTACCACCAATAGGTGGAAGTTAATAAATAGATTAGTAACTTTAAATACTTGGATGTGGATGTTGACTGGTACTCCTGCGGCACAATCACCACTTGATGCACATGGACTGGCTAAGTTATGTGTTCCTAATAATGTCACACCTTCTAAAATGCGATTTAAAGATGCAGTAATGTATCCGGTGTCTAAATTTAAATGGATAGCAAAACCTAACGCACAAGATATCGTGCATAAAACTTTACAGCCTGCTATCAGGTTTACAAAAGAACAATGTCTTGACTTACCAGAAGTTACATATGTAGACCGTGAAGCTCCGTTAACACTTCAACAAAAACATTATTATAAAATTCTAAGAGAAGAATTTATTATGGAGGCGGGAGATGAGCATGTTACCTCTGCAAACGTAGCTGTTAACATGAGTAAATTATTACAGCTATCCGGCGGTGCGGTTTATTCAAACAGCGGTAATATCGTGCAGTTTGATGTATCAAACCGTTTAAAAGTTGTAAAAGAAGTTATTGACGAGGCAACAGCAAAAGTTTTAATTTTTGCGCCGTTCAAACATACCATAGATATTTTATATCAATACTTAAATAAAGAAGGTATTGCAACCGAGTATATTACAGGTGAAGTATCGTTAAATAAAAGAACGAAACTTTTTGATGACTTCCAAGTATTGCCGGAACCCAGAGTGTTAGTTATTCAACCACAAGCGGCGGCGCATGGTATAACGTTAACCGCTGCCAATACGATTATTTGGTATTCTCCTATTACCTCAACAGAAACTTATTTACAAGCTAACGCACGAATTAACCGTAAAGGTCAGAAAAATGCAATGACTATAGTAAATATTGAAGGTTCTGCTGTAGAGAGAAAACTATATAGACTATTGTCTGGGCGACTTGAGGCGCATATAAAATTGCTAGATTTATATGAAGAAATAATAAAATAACACTTGACACAGTTAAGTACGTTGTTATAATTGCAAGACATAATTAAGGAGAAGGAATTATGACTGATAAATCAGACGAAGAGCTATCGCTCGATCAAATAGCACTTGCCATTGTTAATATCCGCAAAGAAAAAGCTAGTATATTAAAAAAGGCAGAAAAACAAGCACAAGAACTAGAAAGCCAAAAAGAAGAACTTGAGAACTACGCACGTACAGTGATGGCTAAACTAGGTACTTCTAGTGTTAAAACAAAATCTGGAACAATCATATCTCAGGATGTAGTTAAATATTCAACTAATGACTGGAATGCTTATTACAGAGTAATCGCAGAAAATGACAGATTTGATTTGCTAGAAAAAAGAGTAAGTCAAAAAAATCTACAACAGTTTTTGGAAGAAAATCCAGAAAAGGAGCCTAAAGGATTAAGTTCTTATAGGCATAATAAAATAACCGTCAGAAGCTCATGAAGGGGTAAAATAATGACACAAAAACAATTAATAAAACATGTTCTAACAAACGTAGAAGCGAGATATCCAAAGCTCAATCAACCATATCGTTATGATACGGAAGCACCAAGAAAAGGTGGTGGTAAGGGGCAAACTGTACCGTGTCTTGCTGATGCACCTAATGCAAAATGGGAGTTAGGTATTCGTATGGATACCGATACAGCTCGTGCTTTTATGGAAGCCTATCAAAAGGCTTGGAGTGAAAGCCCATACGCTAATGAATCTATGCCCG